GTAGTAACTCTGAAAGTGCCCTGGAATACACCAATTCCGAACGTGATGGAGTACGACGAAGTCGAGCGAGCCTGCACCACCACGTCCAAATTGTTGTCATTCTTGGCAGCGAAGAGAGAAGTGTCCGTGGGTAGATTGTAACGACTACTCATGCTGGCTGACGCAAGAAGGAAGGCTGCAGTATTGCTAGCAATACCCCCACCAGCAGTCATGCTGGCAAAGAAATGAGCAGCTCTGCAACCGGCTCCAAGACTCTGAACCAAAGCTGCACGAGAGAGCTTGCAACGGTAAGCAACCCAAAGCTCACCGACAGGGACTATGTCACCAGGAGTACCAGCGACGGGGAGTCCCTCAGTAGCAATTTGGAAGTTGCCGATGTCCGTGAACACAAGATCCTTGTCAGCTGGTCCAGAACGTACATAGAGCATATCAGTTGCACGCTGCGCAGTGGCAGTCTCAACACCATGCAGCATACCCTGGGAAGGCTTACAGGCGTTACTGTAATCATAGTTCTCCATTTGGATAGAAGAGTTGAAGGAAGCAGCATGGGGATCGTAATTAGTAGCCATGACAACCTTCCCCAGCTGATTAGAAGCGGACTCCAATTCACCGGAAGTCGGTTTGTACTCGAAGATCAATCCGTGAAACTCATAGAGCGTGAAATTGAGGGCAATTTGTGACAACCAAGGAAATGAGTTGGAGAGACCGGGGTTGAGAGCGTACGTAGTAAGGTAGAACGCTGAGTTACCAGACGCCGGAACCTGGGCATAGACGTTTCCAAGAAACTCTCTGTGGGAGATGAAGACATCTCCCGATAAGTCGTTTCCCTGGTTAACCATAATCGGGGTGTCCACGGATCCGGCCATGATCTGGTTTCCTCCAGCGGATCCACCATACTCTCCAAATCCAACCCAATTGGAGAGAGCGTTTCCGGCAGCTCCTCCCAAGGCTGAACCAGCCTCCCCGGCTCCGAAACGTGATCCCAATGCACCTCCCAAGAAGGTGCCGGCTCCACTGAAGGTGCCTTTGGGGATCCACTTCTTCCCCCAACTCTGAATATCTGACCAGTAGTCACCGGGACCTGTGTAGCCCAATTCGAGACGCCGTTGACGTTCAACTGTTCCAGCTTCCTTGAAAGAGGGCCCGAAGTACTCTCTAGTGCCTGGCCAGCGGATGTCGGCTGATTGATATCGTGGAACATAGATCTTGGCAAACTTGTCAGCAGGGAACCTAGCGCTTTTACGAGAAGTGCCACGTCGTCTTTTCCGCGATACAACAACGACGGACTTCCTTGGCATTAGAGCACGCCCGCTTTTAAGTGTGCCAACAACAACGTGCTTACGACGGCGTCTAGGAGGACTAGAGTTATGGACAGGTCGTGCCTCTGTATCCATTCGGAAATCGTTGTCTGTTGGAAGAGCAAAAGAAACACGTCGAGGACTACCAGCAGTAACTCGATACTTCTTGCGAGGACCCACATAAGGAGACTCAGATTTCCGAGTGAGATCCCGAGACTCGACGTCCATGTCCCCTCCATCCATACAACAAGTAACGGTGACACGGACACAACAGCAAAAAAATGGGTTGGTCACCCACAGAGTGGTGAATACAGTGAAGTAAACCCGTCATCCCCCACCTTAAAGGGGATACGAAGCGCGAATGAACCAAAGCAAGGGTATATAACCCAGTTACTCCCCCCCTCAAAGCAGGGGGGGATAACAGGATTTTATGCTCTTCACTAACCAGACCGAGAGGATCGAATCTCGTTAGTGCAGAGCATAACATCCTTTTTTTCGACTTCTATAGCAAGGAGGCACAATGCCGGGTTCATTATCCCGGCACAAGTGCCTCCTTAGTATTACCTATAGAAGGCGCTTGTGCTGTGCCGCGAGTAAATTTAAATGCCGAAGAAAGAGGACGATAAGTATTGGACTCATGCAATTTCCAATTTACTCGCGACAAAACAATGGAGAGCCAAGCGAACATTAGCCCTGAACAGGGCTCATAGAATCGCGAAGGCCAAAGCCCTGTCGAAGGCATGGGAAACAATCCGAAGGATTAGAAAGAAGGCGGCAGCCACAAAGATCCAAAGGTTGTATAGAAAGCGTAAACATAAACGAAGTTAATTAGCTATATGGGCTATACAACCTGATCCCACAGCCCACACAATGCCCTGGAGAATGGGGACACACATTCTCATCACCTGTCGGGGGGGTGTAACCTGTAAGGTCAATTGGCTGTGTAGGCGGAGTCTCCACAGTCAAGTCAATGACAGGTGATCGTGGAGTGACAACATCAGCTTCCATGAGAGCAGCAGTCATGTGCTGGAGGTAGCGTGCCTCCTTCCAGACCCTCAAAGCTAGTGGAACATAGCGAGGGTCCATGTCGCGAAGGAGCCTCCACACCATGACGATAGTCCTAGCTGCATCCTTACGACGAAGGCGTTGAAGCTTACGTTGATCACGACGAGAGAGAGGGGCAGACATTTAAGAAGTGAAGGGCTAAGGCCTAACCCGAAACCCTAGGGTTAGACCCGGGGTTCTTAAATGTGTGGCTGTCTGAGATCCACGTCATGGGTAGACCATGATGACTCATCCAACGTATATGGCCAATACCAACCATTCGCGCCATAGATACAGTGAAGTAAACCCGTCATCCTCCCCTCACCCGCAGTGTCGAAACAGGTCGACTCTAGTCGTAAACGTGAGACAGGGCTTTGAACACTCCCCAAATGCCTGAACGTTCTCGTGCCTACTGTGGAACCTGGAATGTGGAGGAGTGGGATGTATTGAAGGAAGATGCTCTTAAACAGGGCACTGTTTATTGCATCTTCGGGAGAGAAATAGCACCCACTACCGGACAGAAACATTACCAGTTCTATTACAGGTACAAGAACCCACAGGCATGGGAGAGTCAACGTGCCAAGCTACCCGGTGCCCACATCGAGGTAGCAAGAGGCACATGGGAACAGAACATCGAGTACTGTAGCAAAGGCGGAGACTTTGTAGAAGTAGGAGATCGGCCCAAAAAGGGAAGCGGTGGCGAAGCCACCAAACGCAAATGGGATGAGATATGGGAAGCAGCAAAGACGGGGGACCACGAGAGTATACCGAAGGATATACTGCTGCGTCACTACAAGAACATCCTATGCGTAAGAGCTAACAATCCAGTCCCACTAGCAGACGAAGAGGAGCAGATTGGCTATTGGTTTCATGGGGATACAGGAACAGGGAAGTCACGATCAGCGAGAGCTCGATTCCCTGATCCATACCTGAAAATAGCCAATACTAAGTGGTGGGACGGATATTTAGGTCAAGAGAATGTCCTTCTGGAGGACCTAGACAAAACCCATGCATACATGGGTTACCACCTAAAGATTTGGGCCGACCGGTATGCGTTCCCAGCCGAAATTAAGGGTGGCTCAATGGTCATCCGACCAAAGAGGATAATAGTTACTAGTAACTATTCACCGGAGGAAATTTGGGAGGATAAGAACACATTAGAGCCAATCTTAAGACGGTTCAAGGTAGAGAAGTTCGAACACGATGCACCAGAGTCATTTTATGATATATTCAATTAAATGCCAGCTACAGTATTGGGGTTAACTTCCTCTACCCACACACGCATTTGGCCACCGGAGGTAGTGATTGCAGCCGTGTAGTTTTGCGTGAATGTAGCCTGGGCGTTACCCGGAGCGTTGATCTCAACCACACACGAAGTCATGTGGGCGTGAGAAGCTAACGCGGGAGCATACCAGGTTTCATCAGCAATAATCGAATCGGAGACGATGTCACTATTAGGCTGCAACACGTTCAAGTAGGCCACATTCGTGGGAGTAGTCAAGACAGCAGCGATAGTCGTAGCCGAGCCATCGCCGCCAGCAATCCACGTGGTAGTAACTCTGAAAGTGCCCTGGAATACACCAATTCCGAACGTGATGGAGTACGACGAAGTCGAGCGAGCCTGCACCACCACGTCCAAATTGTTGTCATTCTTGGCAGCGAAGAGAGAAG